CTCGTGCTTACAATCATGTCCCCTGTCATCAAGGGTATTACGAATCAATTGATTTCTTACTTTGCCAATATTAAAGTTGAGTTAATAGCTCCTCCGCTCAAATGGCTAGAAAGATTAAGCGAAAATACTAAGCTTATCCCGTACAAAGTGGTTGACGATAACTATACAAACGATAGAGGTTTGGTTATACCTAGAAAAAAATATATTCCTGTATCGCAAGCTGTTGATCGTTTAGCGAATACAATAATTGATGTAGCTAACAATATCGAAGATAAATTTCAAGATTTTATTTTGGATTTCTACAAGATCACTAAGTCTAGGAGCGACGCAGTAAACGAGAAACTTTCTAATGCTGAGAAAAAAGCGTGGGCAGAAGCAATATATCGAGCACTTGATATTATCGAAATAGGCTTGCAAGCCATTAATGATCCCACATTCTTTAATTCTCTTGAAAACATACAGTCGTATGTGGATCGAGTCAAAGAAAAGCTCGATTGGGATGATGATAATACAGGAATTCTCGATGCTTCTGAGATTATCGCAGAAGAGTCCGAAAAAGCCCTAGAACCCGTGGTTGATTCGCTAAACTGGAGGCAATACGGTGAAATCGCTGAAGATTGAGGAAAAAATTGATCAAGTTCTTGCAGAACTAGCTAAGTATGAAGTACTAGCCAAGAATGAATGTTTCAAAAAGATTGCAGAACAAGATAATGAAACAAAAAATGCGTTGGTTTATAACTTTTCTCCAAAATCAGGGTTTATTTCCCTGGTTCCGTTATATGACGTCCATTATGGTCTCAAGTCTAGCAACGAAGATTTATTAGATTTATACCTTGAATACATCCTCGATACGGATGACTGTTATACTTTCCTTGGTGGCGATTCATGTGAAGTTGCTACCAAGGATTCAATAGGCAGAGCGACATACGACGAACTTATGCATCTCGGTGAGCAACGCCGGACTTTAACAGATAAGTTAAGACCTTTAGCCAAATCTGGAAAGATCCTTGGTGGGATTTGCGGAAATCATGAAAGTCGTCTCTCTCGCTATGCCGACGATGATCCAATGGAAGAGATCTGTTACGATCTTGGTATTCCGTATTGTGGATATTCAGCTTTTCTCAATATTAACGTTAATTCGATTAATTATCATGTAATGTTTCATCATGGCACCGGCACAGGTACTACTCCTGGTGGAGCAGCTAACTCTGCAGCAAAAGCAGGTAAAGTTGCCGTTGCAGACCTTTACTTTTCTGGACATACACATAAAAGAATGAGCTATGATGAAGCAATCTGCGAAATAGTCGACAATAAAGTTGTAAAAAGAAGAAGGCTTTTCGTAGTTGGTGGCTCACTGGTTAATTACTTTGATATGTATGCTGAAGAAAAGCTTCTTACGCCTAGTGTCGTAGGGCTAGTAAAAGTGACGCTAGACGGAACGATAAAAAATATGTCTGCTACTATATAACGGAGGTACTGATGGAGGTTTATTTGGCTGGTCCTATTGGATCGATGACAATTGCAGAGGCAAACACATGGAGGAACGAAGCTGAACTGTACTTGGCGCAATATGATATTAAAGTTCTAAATCCACTTAGAGGGAAAAACGAAAAAGATCGTGCCACATATACGCCAGCAGAAGTTGTGCTTAGAGATAAAAACGATATTGCTCGTTCCGAAGTAATCTTAGTTTATTGGCCTGAAAGGTGCATATCCAATGGCACCGCAATGGAAATTGAATATGCATATGAAAGAGAAAAAATTATTCTATTTGTAGGCGACTGGGGAGAAAAAGATATTTGGATTAAATATCATGTTACAAAATTGATGCCAGATATCAAAAGCGCCTTAGATTATATTGTTGCGATGTTTAGTTAAAGGATAACAAAATGGACAGACATGGCAAATCAAATTATAAACGCTTCCCGAGAAGGAAGAACGCCGAAGGGAAATACCTTTGTAGGGTATGCGGCAAAGTCCTCTCGGGAAGAAGAACTTCCTTTTGCGACCAGCGATGTCTTCGAGATTTTTTCATGCAGACAGACTGGCAACGAGTCAGGCGCGTGATCTACGAACGCGATGGAGGAATATGTATGAAATGTGGCAAGCGAGTGCCACGCAACAATTTTCATGTTGATCATATAATTCCCATTGCTGCTGGTGGTGACGAATGGAATTTAGACAATCTTGAATTGTCTTGCCCAAAATGCAATTTGAGAAAAGGCAGTCGCATTTAATATATAATGAAGGGGAAGACGTGTATGTTTGAGAGACTGCGCAAACGCATAATTAATCTTTTCTTCACAACAGTTGGAGATACAAAACAAGAAGCAACGTCTAGAGACCCCGAACAAACAGCAATTAAAAGAGTCGGTTACGCATTTGTTAAGAGCGCAAGCGGAGGAAGTGCTCGAAAAAATTTCGAGTCTCCCGAGTTCGATTTAGAAGTAATAGAAAATGCCTATGATACAGAATCGTATATTAGACAGGCAATTGACAAATACCTCGACTTGATTTTCAAAGCAGGATGGCAGTTAAAGGGTAAAAACGAAAAAAGTCTACAGTATATAAAAACCCGTCTGGCTGTCATGGAAGAAGCTACTGATACCCCACTAAACACCTTCCTAAAAGAAATAGCAGAGAATCTGCTAAAGTTCGCCAACACATTCATCATTAAAGCTCGTACAAAACAGCCCTTAAATATACCAGGTTTAAATATCCAAGGTATGGGAGGGTTAGAGCCGGTTGGAGGCTACTTCTGTATCGCTCCTAAAACGATACAGATTGCCAGAGATGCAAACGGTACAGTTCTTCAATACCAACAAAAAGTTTCTGGATCCAATAAACCATTACTTATTAAACCAGAAAATATGGTTCATATCGCGTGGAAGAAACCTACCGGAATGGCTTTTGGTGTTCCGTTTCTTCTTCCAGTCCTTGACGATATTAGACTGCTTAGAGAGATCGAGGACAACGTAGCCAATCTTCTTTATAAATATCTTCATCCGCTGTATAAGTTCATTGTGGGTCTTCAAGAAGATGGCAAGGAATCAACTCCTGAAGAAATCGAATATGTTAGGCAAATGATTCAAGAGATGCCTATGGACGGCACATTGGTTATTCCTGAGCGGTATAATGTCGAAGTAGTTGGAGCTGAAGGCGCTGCAATCGATGCAAGTTGGGCTCTTGAATATTTCAGACAAAGAGTTTTCTCAGGCTTGGGAATCCCAGAGACTGTATTCGGTATTGCAGGAACTGCCAACAAGTCTACCGCTGAAAATCTTACGGTAGAGATGCATGATAGAATTCGTGCGTTGCAAACCTTGATTGAAGATGAAATAAACTTTAGAATAACCAAAGAGCTGCTGATGGAAGGCGGCTTTGATCCTGTAATCAATCCAGACGATATGGTCTATTTCGACTTCCAAGAAATAGCCGTAGACGAAATGATCAAAGTTCGCAATCAAGCAATCTTTGAATATGAGCATAACGCAATCTCTTTCCAAGAGATGCGATTGAAATTAGGTATGGATCCAGAAGTAAATGAATCCGAGATGTTTCTTAACAGGATTACAATACCTTCTGCTCAAGCAAAAGCTAGTGCTCCTGACGACGAACCAGGAGATCCAGAAACTAATAACAAGCAAAAGCCTCGTAATCAATATGGAACCAAGACAAGTCCAAAGAAAACATCTTCAACAGAAGATCCTCTATTCTCTGAGTCCTTCAGAGATTTAAAGATTAAAGAGTATTTCTCAACTTTGATTGATAGCTTTAGATCTCTCCGCAATGATGTTATATCCTCTATTTCGTCTAACAGAGAAGATCAAATTGAGCTGTATATGTCGCTAGCTAAGGACAGAATTTTAACACAAGCATCGAAATGCATAGATAGCGCATTTGATCTTGGTGCATCTGATTGCCAAAGAGATTGCAAAGTTACAAGAACCCCAGAGTACAGCGGTGTTACAAAGAGAACAATCAGCTACAGAGCAGAGCAAAATATAGATCGCATTCTAGATGATCTTAGAAAGATACTGGACACTGCCAAGACAAAACAAGATGCTAAAGAAAAAATCCACTTTGTCTCTGCTGTTTTTGACGCAACAGAATATAGAATCGACTTGATGGCTAAATATCATTCACGATTCTCTTATAATTGCGGCTATGCTTTTACTGCTCTTGGATATGGTAGAGAAGAGCTTATCGCTAACGGTGGAAAATGTGATATATGCGAAAAACACAACCAAGATACAATTAAGCTTATTAAAGGGAAAAGCATAATGAATGTTATCCCGCCATGGCACCATGGATGTAGTTGCCATGTGACAATAAAGAGGTGACTTCGAAAAAGATGAAATTAATCCACTTAACTGAGAGTGTTGAAGTTACTCTTGGGGCTAATCAAGAAGAGATATCTTATAAAGCAAAGAAACTCATTGAATCCAACAATGGTGTGTTGATACCGACTATCGAAGCTATTCACTCTAAGGTTACCAGGAATATGACCTTCTATGGGCCCAGCAGGCTTAAGGGCAAAGAAGACTATGTAATTCCAGAAACCGGAGAGAAAAGACCTAGTGGTGTTTACTCGTGGACAACTCCCTTTAATAAGCCGATGTTGGTTAATCACGATATTGAGGTAGATCCTCTTGGTAGAATAGTCAAAGCCGAATACAAGAGTAGAACTTCAGCAGGTATCCCAGGTATTGTTATTTATCCTGAAATAACTGACCCAGAAGCTGCTCTCAAAGTTCTTGACGGAAGATATTCAACCGTCAGTATTGGTGCTGATACAAATGCTGCATTCTGTAGTATTTGTAAGAAGAACCAGGTTGAAGAGTGGTGCGACCATCGTAGAGGTCGTGTCTATGATAGCAAACTCTGTTATTGGTCTATGGGAGAATTATGGTTTGGTGAATGCTCTTTTGTTAATGCCCCTTCTGATGAATTGGCAGGAGTAAAAGAAATTCCAATTACTAACAAAGAGTCAACTTTGACAAATCTAGGATTTCTCATTAAGGACTTACAACAACATAGGCTATATGATCTATCAAGA